TTCGTACTCTTGGAATCTCCACAATGGAATCTCCATCAAGGAATCTGGTATTGTGATTTTTAGTTTCATTAAATTACGTTGTAGTTTCCTTTGTTTGGATTGTCTAAATGATAAATTACATTGTATCGAATACCATCAATCGAATGATTAAAAGCATCAACATACAAGTTCGACTTCTTGTCCGAATAGATGTAGTTGTTTAATTCTCTTGCAATGTTGCCAGAGTTCTCTTCGACAATAATCTCGAAGTCTTGCATCCTCTGAATCCCTTCTTCAATCTTTCCCTTCTTGACTGGTTTGATGTTGACACCTCTGAACCTCAAGTCCTCAATCAGCCTTGGTTCTGCTGAGTCTCCGATGATAAGACTATTCCCAGCCATTCTAAGCAACTTTTCAGAGAGTATGTGTGTCTTGAGCCCTTTCTCATAAAGATGTTCTTTTACGTAAAGTATTTTCTTCTTCTGGTCAATTGCTACTTCTGTTAGTGTGTCCTCATCAACTGAGAATCCGAAGTCCATTCCGAATGATGTTTGCAACTCATCTGGATTGAACTCTCCAAACTTCCAATTCGTAAAGACAACACCTTCTGCTTTGTCAAGCCATCCTCCAAGAATCTTGTGCTTGTATTTGTGAGGATTGTTGATTCTGATTCTTTCGATTTGAGCAAGGAATGATTTTGAAAGATTCTTCTTGTTGTCTCGATAATCGGTATGAATATAGCAGACATCATCCTTCTCTCCATTGAATCCTTCTTGAACTCCCATCCTTTCAAAAAACCTCTTGTAAATCCAATGCTCTTTAGTGACTGGATTCAGAATCAAGATGACTCTGTTCTGTGTTCCCTTCTTCCGAATCGATAAATCAATTGTGTCGAATGTATCTTCGTCAACTAGTTCCTCTGCCTCATCGAGTACCCAAGTATTAATCCCTTGCAATGATTTAAGATTTGCAGTTTGATTTCCAGCAGATGTCTTGATTCCTCGAAACACAATATCAGATTCAGTCTTGTTGTTAACTACTTCTGTCTTGTTAACCTCGAAGATTGAGTCAAGTCCAAGCAATGCAATCTTTTCCAAGAACTCTGGGATGATTGATAAGTGAGTTGAGGTCATTGTGTACCTTGTGAACAACGTTCTCATCCCTTTCGATAGTGTGAGCAATGTCAAGAATGTTGTCGCACTAAAAGACTTTGAACTACCTCTTCCGCCAGTTAAGACATAATATCTACACTTGCTTTTGAATAATGGATTGAACTTTTCATTCAGAGTCATTCGATGCAAAGTTTATAATCGGAATATTGATTGATTCTTCATTTGATGTGACATCAACTCTCTCCTTCGGTTTACCATAACGGAACTCCATAAACTTATTCCAGAACTGATAGTTCCCTTCCTCGATTCCTTTCTTCAAACAAGCGAATGCTTTGTCATCTAATTGAGACAATTTCTGAATTAACTTCTCTTCGTCTGCTTTTGGTTTACGACCTTGACCTCGATTCTCTCCTTTCTTCGCTCCGTTATTTCTTCTTCCATCAACTTTCTTTTCCATAAGTAAAAGTATTAATATAAATTTATTTATTTAATCTCACTTTTTTGAAGGTTTCTTTGCAGTATTCGTAGTTTTTCGCCTTCTGTTTGCTTTTTTGATATTACTTTTGATTTCTTGTTGAGGTTTCTTCACCAACAACTTTTCGGAATCATTAAAAGCAATTGCAAGTTTGCCGATGATTTCCCTCCAGCAAGAAGCACATTGATTGTGCTTGTAGTTCTTTTCTGGATGCAACTTATTGTAAATCGGAAGCAGAGCAGTCTGTTGTTCCGTTGTCACTTTTGTTCGTTTCTCAGAGAAGAAGTCTTTTAGTATTTCAATCTCTTTTTTCGTTGGTTTTTTCATAAGGATATTTTTTATTTAATTTCTCTTTTCTTTCGTCACAACCACAATCATCAATTAACAAGTCAACGACTTTCTTGATTCCAGTTGCTTTGGTTATCTTTTCAATTGTGTCTCCGAGTCCTTTGCTTTTCATTTATTGCTTTTTTCAGTTTCAACTTCGCCTTCTTGATTGTGTTGTAAATCGATGACAAAGTAATTCCAGATTCTTTCGCCAGACTTCGCATCGTCACCTCTTCCTTGTAATGCAAGATTAATATGCTGAGTTCATATCCGTTTAGCACTCCGTAATCTTTCTTTACATCTGCCACAAAGTCTTTTGAGGTGAAGTCTGGTATCACTTCAAATAAGGAATCCATCTCATCCGATTTGCGTTGTTCTTCCTTTATA